TGTGTACAGCGTGCCTGGCACCTGCTCGGTATCAACAAGTTTACGCTCTCGCTTGATAGCGTCGGGCAAGCCAAAGTCACCAACGTCCTTGTCCATGATGGCGTTGATCTTGTCAGCGATAGGCTGAAGAGGTGCGGTTACATCCTGCGCTAACTTAGATGCCTTACCGATACGGCCTGCGCTCTGAGCAATCTTGCCTGCCTGTGTAAGCATGAGCACCATGCTAACAGGGTAAGCCTTGAAAGCTTTGTCATAGTTGGCTGCTGACCAGCGCATACCGACAATGGCGTCTTCGCCGATGTCTTCACCCATTTCCTTTGTGGCGCTGAACGTATCCTTCTTCCACATGGCGTTCCACACAGCGTTAGCCATGACAGGGATCGATGTCGCAATATCTTTCAGGTCGGCAACAGTGTTCTCGTAGACTTCTTTTCCTGCTCGCTCTTTGAATAGCTCTTCGTGCCTTTTGTAAGAGTCGTTGTAAGCCTCGCCAGAACCGGTGATAGCACCATAAGCACCAGAAGCAAGACCCTCGATACCACCAGCGACCAGACCAGCGACGGCAGCGGGAGCGCTAGCAATCGCCTCTAGTGTCGACTTCTCTTCTTCGGGCTCTGCCGGCTGCTCCGGCTGGGCAACCTGCGCATCAGGGTCCTGTCCTGCTTGCAGTTTTTTTAGTCGCTCAGTTCTCGCCTGGATTTCCTCAAGTGTTGCCACGATTTATCCTGACTGTCCGGCCCTTGCGGCCTCTTGCTCTACTTTTTCCTGTAGCCTGGCTGTCCTATCAGCAAGCGCATCGACATCTTTTTTAACCTTATTGCGCTTCAAGATATTACGGAGCGTCCTTTCGGCCTGGCTGTTGTCGCCTAACTCTAGCGCCGTTCCTGCGATGCGAAGCTCCTCAAGCTGTTCAGCCTTCTCTCTGTCTACTTGGTCTTTGGCTCTGTCGTACCGCCGAACAAGCTCCATTTCTTTTTCAGTCAGGACTTTTTTGCCTGAGCCTACCAGCACTTCAAGTTTTTGCCCGGATGCGATCTCTTCGTCACTGAACTTACCAAGGCGCTTTATCTGCTGCTGAAGTCCGCCGATATTATTTCTAGCCTCGATGACCTTTTCAACGTCTTTGCGGGCGCTTGCCAAGCCGCGCTTTAGCTGACCTTTTCGCTGAGACTGGCCAAGGCCTCTCAACTTCTTTTCGAGTTCCCGAGTTTGCGCATCTAGCTTTCTGATCCTTGCTTGATCCAACTCGGACAGCGGCTCATCAACAGCCGGGAATATCTTCTCGACGTTGGCAAGGTGCTTCATAACGCGCTCCTGCCTGGAGTCAACGAACAGGTCCCCAAACGTGCGCGCCCTTGGCTCGTATGTTGCCAAAGCCTTTTTGATGGCGGCCTGCTTGTCCCCGGTGTCTGCGGTCGATGCGTCCTTGTAAATCTGAATGATAGCGTCCTCAGGACGCATACCGTAGTACGGGTCCTCTGCTCGCTTCTCCTTCATAAAAGCTTCGTACGCCTCTTCGCCGGTGATCTTCAGGAACTCATCCTCTTTGAGAGGCGACATAGGCACGTCGACGGAGAACTTAGGCTGCTCTTCACGCGCCTTGCGGCGCAACTCACGGTGCAGCAACTCCTCAAAGGCGTTGATTTCAGCAACATCCTGACCTGTTTCGGAGGCTGCTTTGAGCGCCTTAGCTTTGCCCCCTTCTTTCCATTCGATCATCAGGTCTCTAATCTGCGCCCGTGTCAAACCCTTGACCTTAGGCCCAGGTGTACCATCATCCTGCGTCTTGAAGTCCTCTAGGCGAATACCGCCAAACTCGTAATCACCAGCAAACGAGGTCCCAACCGGCTGTCCCAATCCCTTGTCAGTAGGGGCCTCCTCTTTGGCCAGGCGAACTGCTTCGTTCAAGGCCGCAGCATACTGGTCACCTGACACACCGGTAGCGCCCGGAGCCATCGCCTCTTGACCCAGACCCTTGAAGTCTTTGCGCCGCACGTTTGTGCGCTGCTCTGCTGCCGTCTGACGGGGCTCGACCATGCGACCTAGGCGATCTGTATCCTGTCGCTGCTTTTGCACTTGGCGACGACGGCGCTCGCCGCTCGTCATTTGCATAGAGGCTAGACCAATCCGGTCGCCAGCCTGCATCAATATCTCACGCGCCTTGGCATCATCACCCTGCTGGAACGCCCTGTTGGCCTCCATACGGGCTCTTCTGATTTGGTTGCTTTGGGCTGTTTCCACATCTGCTGCAGATACGTCAGCCGCTCGCGTCAGGACTTCCCGATCTGGCGCCATGTACTCTTGGCGCTCTTTGTCGTAAGTTTTACGCTGCTGCTCTAGGCTCTGTTTTGCTGAGGCCCTGGCCTGGGCAGCCTGTTTCATGGCTTCGGCCTGAGCGTCAACGCCAGCGTCACGCAGACCCTCCGGCAAGCGAAGCTTACCCAGCATACCAACAAGGCCGGCTGTTGCTACTAAACCCGATGGGGTAAGAAACGGATCAAGACGTGACCGCTCTTGCCTCTGAATACGGGGCGCAACATACTGCGGAGCAAACGCTTTTGGATCAAATATAATACGTCCCATAGTTATCCCGGTCTAGAAAAAGAATGACTCGTTATCTTCCATGGTTTGCTGGCTTTGCTTCAGCTTCCTGGCTTCTTCGGTGCTTAACCCCATGCGCCTAATGTAATCATCTACGCGTTTATCGAACCCAGTGTTGTCAAGGACACCAAGGGTACGTGAGTCTTTATACATTTGATTGAGAGCGTCTTGGTGGTCTTGTGCTTCTTGTTTTTGCTGAGCAGAAGATTTCATGGTTTCGCGCTCAAACTGCAAAGCGCCCATATCTGCATCGTATAGTTTCTGCCCCAACATCGCTCGAGATTCTGCGGCCTGCAGAGCTAGGTCGGACTCGACGCCGGCCAGCGCAGCCATTTTGCCGCCGCCACCTGCAATACCAGAGCGACGCCCAGCAGCCGCAGCAGCACCACGCCCAGCAGCAGCAGCCAACCCAGACTCAAGCTTCCGGCCCTCTTGCTCTAGCTCGCCACGCCGCTGTTTCATCCGGCGCAACGCAGCCTTACGCAACCTTTCTTCTTCTCGTTCTGTTGATCGAATGCCCTTACCAGGCATAAGCTCCTCATCGTAGATCTGGTTAGTAGCAGCCCGTACCATGCAGTTCCCCTAACAAACGTGGCGCTTGCCGATGATATACACCCAGTGACCACCCAGGCCAACTAGTCCCTCACCGGCAGGCATGTTGTCGATGCCCGCACTATCCCTGAATAACATGCGAACTTCAATCCATTGTTCTTTTCCGTCGATGCTTGGAATAGCAATCGCAGCGCCGCCAGCGACTTCAGCCGCCGCAGAGCGCGTCTCCTCCATGCTGTTGGCCTGCCCAACGTAAAACGGTTTGCCGCCAGATAGGCCGCCGTCGTAGCCAACACCGCCGCTGCCTACCAGCGGGACATTCATGAGACTACCTTTGAGGTCAGGACCTAAAGCAAAGCCACCGCTACCATCGAAGTCGTCGATCTGGAAAAGCGACTTAGTTGTTGAGTTAAAAGCCAAGCGAGCAAGCTGACGATACGAATGGCTGTCTGACTGAATCCCACAACCAATGCCGACACCGATGTCGTACTCGTACGTCGCTGTCGTAGGCTTGTTTAGTCCGGTGTAGTTTAGAAAGCAGTGGACATGGTGGACCACCATGCTGTGATGGATAGGAATGATGCGACGATCGACGACTGCGTTAGTATATGGCGCTGCAGAGTTGATGTAAGGCAGTAAGGGTGTGTCGATCTTCCCCTGCCCAACATACCAACCGTTGCCCCACATAGGTACAGCGATTACCTGATACCCCGCATCATGAAGCAAGGTCTCGTAACCGAAGCGTCGACTTTTACGGTTGTAGCCGCCCGACAGCCCCGAGCGCACAGCAGCGTCTATTTTTTCTATACTTCCTTGCACACCTGTGTCTGCTGCGCTGGACTCAGCTTTGATCTGCGCATTAGCAGCGGGAACCGTGAGTGTCTCAGGGTTGGTGTATGGCTTGCCGTACTGTTGAGCTACGGAAAGATCATCGCCTTGCGGGATGTTTTGCACAGCGGTGTCACCACTATCACGCTCAAGCAGGCGTGATCGCACCGTCATAGACACAACGATACTATTGGCCTGCAAGCTGTTGCCGCTCAGGTAGTCGCTGCAGTCCACGACCAAAGTGTATGACCTATAGGGGTTTAGCGAGATACCAAGGTTGTTTCTAACCTGCGGGCTGGTTCGTGACTGCGTGTTATTAAACCCAAGGTTCGGGTAATCAATCGTCAGCACAGTGTTATCAAAGTTGGTGTCGCCACCACTGATGGTGGTTTTCTTCTCCAGAAGAGACAGCTTGAACTTGACCTTGGTGGCATCAGGAAACGAAAGCTCCCCTTCGCCAAGTGCGTTGGCCCACGAAGTAATCGCTGCAGCCTCGTCGCGCGTATCAACTGAAAACGACACGCTATCTAAGATGAAGTCCGGGTCATCCGGGTCAAGCGCATAGTCGTCATTAAACACATCCTGCGTAGGCGTAAGGCAAAACATTGCGCACACCTTTTGCGGCGCATCGTTACTGACGAAGGGCCACGCAAAGTTCAGGCGGCTAACAGCATAACCGTGCTCAAGGTTTTCCTGTGGGACACGACTAGAGGTAACCAACGTAAGCGCTGTTTGGATCTGCGTATGGATGTGATCGGTCAGGAGCTTGACGCCACGACTGAGCCTTTTGAACCCGAGTTTAGCCATCTTTGTTTGGCTCCAGAATCGTTAGGGTCTGCGACCATACAGAAGCAGCCCACGGCCTAGCCGTCCAATCTGTTTCACCAGAGGTTCCGGCAGGGTATTTAGGGATAACGATTGCATACCGCACTCTGCTAAAAGGTGCGACGGGTATATTGAGATCATGCAAAGACACAGCGTACCCAGACAAACCACCACCGTTCGCTGCGGGTAACATGTCGTTCGTGGGAGGCCCAGCAGACACAGGGCGAATCAAGTGCGCCTTACCAGAGAAGTTATGGCGATGGATCTCCATATCGTTCTGGCTGCGGTCCTCAGGAATGTACGGACTGTCGATCGTAATGTGCAACTCAAAGTCAAAGACATCGGGCGGCACGTAGCTTGGGTACGACGTGATGCCCATTTTATAGACCTGCGTTAGGGGGCCGGTCCCAACGTCGTGCGCCATAATCAAGTCCAGGCCCTCAATAATAATAGGCCCTTCAGGCTGGATAGCCTGGTTCCAAATAAACTGATCTGACCCTGCGCCTAGATCTCTATAATAACCCTTAAGCCTGTATTGGTTCTTGCTGCTCGGGTCCTGATTTTCATGGTCCATCCACGGGTGCTTGGTCGTGCGAGGCGCTCCCCCCGTGTCAGGGTACGGACTCCAGCCCGAGACAAGCTGATTCTCAACGAAGCGACGACGCACGAACCGAGCCGGCACCTTGTCGAGGAAGCGCTCGATGTCCTGCATAGCGTCCTCAAGGCGGTTGCCATCGATGGTGGTGCCAGCCGAAAACTGCTGATTCGTAATAACTCGATTGCTCATGGTACTACATAGACATGGTGAACATTGTGAAACGGGGCAGCGATATCGGATAGGTCGATTGACGACATGACAGCGGCGTTGTGAACATTGCCGTAGTTGTACACAAGGTGGCCGATATTAGACTGTTCCCCGTGGAACACACAGTCAGAAACAACAAGATAACCACCGTTGTTTACTTGGATGTAGGCATCAGTTGCGGCAGTTTGTTTGTTGTCCTCTTTGGTGATGTGGCACCCTCTAAGGATCAGGCGGCCGGTGTCCTCAACAATAATCCCAGGCTCGTTATCAAAGCAGTCGATAAAGCAGTTGGTCATAATGACCGTGCCCTTAATCGTAATCTGCCTATTGAATGTGGTGCCGGGAGCCGCCGTAATAACAGACTTGGTCTCAGACTGTATGAACCCACCATTCTCACTGTATGACACATACAGCCCGCTGTGATCTTTCTGCGGCATCTCGACGCGATCACCCGGCGTTGTCACGCCCTCACCCAGCGCCCTGACAATCTGCACGAGAGCACGATGCGTCGTGTCGTTGACGCGCTCCGTCCTTGTCTCATCTCGGTTCAGGATAGGATCGTTTCTCATCGACCCGTCCTGCGCCGGCTGCCTTGGTTGGGGCGTAGCAATGCTTTGCTGCTGCCGATAACAAGCTTCTCTGCCTTGTCTCGAATAAAGCCAAAGATCATGTACGTAAGGTGCTCACCCCGGGCGCTATCTGATATAGAGATGGTGTCATACTCTTCGTCATCGACGAGGTACTCACCGTATTTAGGCTCCCCATCAAACGTCCTCGTCGCAAGAGCACCCGATGTATTTTTAAATCGCGTCCTAATCGTTCTTTTGTTTGCGATGGTTTCGATGGCTGGTGTCTCGCCGGTAAAGTCGACAACCTGAGATGACCACCCTTTCCAGTCGCTAGCGCTAAGAACGTTGAACAAGCCCCATAACCAGTTAGGCGACAAGGGGTTGGACGCACTACCATGGCTGATAAACCGGCTAAACAAACCACGGGCTTTTACCTGTGTGGCTCCTGACTCGCCAATCTGCTCGCTCTTGTACGCCCAGTCCACAGCTTGCGCTTTGCTGTCTGGCGACGGAGCAGGAGCGTTGTATTGGTTCCAGATAAGAGCACGAGCGTCTTTTGTAAAAGAGGTGCCAACGACCGTAGCTGAAGTAATCGTAATGCCGAAGTTCAGCTTGGGATTGGTATTGTCTCGCTGCCAGCGCAGAATAAACAACGGCCCCTTTTTGCCGATGCCTATCTCAAGCGGAGCCAACGGTGGTGTCGTAATGGTCAGCCGGACTGCGCCAGTAGCATTGTTGACGGTTTTGTTTACGATGCTTCCCGCACTAGCCAGTCGCTCTGTTGGCAAAGCAAGGTACAAGTCACCGGCGATAGCCGGGTCCTCACGTAACGACCAATCCTCATGCTTAAACGTGAACTGCAGGTCGACAGATTGAGGCGGCGTACTCCAGCCGGTAGCCGGATTTTGCATGACGCTAATAAGCTGAAACAGGTCCCCACTGACTGGGTCTAGCTGCGGCTCATCAAAGTAGAAGCGGCAGTCATCAACGAGAGTCGTGAACCCGTGACCTTGATAGTAGTTACTGACCGACTGGTTAAACTCGTACTCCGACGAGCGATCGAGGCCACCGCCCCTGCCAGACTCAAGCAGGTAATACGCAGCGTTTTTCTGTCCGGTCCCTGTTGCGCCATCGATGACCGTATCCTCGTCCAGGCCACCGACACAGAACAGGCGGTTGTCACCAACCACAACAAACGGAGACAGGATGTTGTTCTTCGCCTCAACCACACTCGCAGCGCCTGACTCGGCGACGCAGGACTCGACCGTCCATACTGACCAGTCACCTTTAGACAGACACCAGACCACATTGTTTGACGGGCTGCACAATAGAAGCTGCGACTCTTTTGTCCAGAACTGCAACGACACCATATCATCAGGGCGGAACTTGAGCAGTGTTCGAGGTTGAGCCCGTGTGGATACGTCGGTCACACCGTTCGCTGTTAGATAGTGGTTAAGAGGGCATGTAATACCATCACCAAAAAACTCGTGAATAGCCTCAGAGATTGGCTGGATCTGCATACCGTTCGACGTAGCGTACACGCCGTTCTGGTCGCACCATGACACAGCACCTTCTTGCTGGGTTACAGCCAGCGGAGACAGGCAACCGATTGTGGTGCTTACCGTAACAAAGCGGCCCAGCGAAGACAGGTCACCAACTGACGGCTGATACAAAAACGTTTCGGTTGCAGTGTATACCAGCAGGTTATCCAGAATGGATTCCACCGCTGTTACCGGGTTTTGCGACGGTACGATTACGAAGTTCTTGTCGATAAACGCATTCGGCGCAGCCGGCTCACTAAAGTAAATCTCGTGCTCACCAGCCCACACTAGAATATTCTGTACTGAACTGATCGCTACAGGAGGCGGGAGATCATCAGCCTGCAGATAGTTATACGACTCAGGATACAAGCCATCGACAGGGACAAGCGTGTTAACCAGTGATGACTCGGAGTAGCCCTTAACATTGTTCTGATCGTGGTTCGAGTCGACTGTTTTGCGCCGGCTCTTTCGGAAGTCGGTCGGGAAATAACTGAGGACACCCGTTCGATTATTGCCAAAAAACAGCGTGTTATCAAAGACATGGAAGTAGAAGCGATCACTTGTTCCGAATAGGAAGTTCTGTGTGTCGAGGTCTTCATTCGTCTCGTAAACACCGTGCCATTTATTCTGAGGCACAGGGCCGTTCTTAAAAGCTGCCGTGTGCGTGTGTAAGATCTCTTCCCACCGATCACCCGTATCGGCATCCACAATCGACACAGCATACAACGATGACCACTGGCTTACTCGTCCTATGTTTGAGTTCCCAGTCTGCGCCTTGAGGCGGAACACGCTAACGATGTGCGTAGCGCCGAAAGAGGTGGGGACAGATGCTGAGCCAAGGTGCTCTTCGTATCCGTAGACAGTAGGCGAAGCCGCTAGTGCGCCCGGGGTGTCGAGCGTTGAGTTGTAAACACACAACTGACCAAAGCCTGGACGGGTCTCCCAGTCCATACGACCCTTGCGAACCCAGACATTCTGAGCCCATCGGCCACGCTCGGCAGGCTGCTCTGAGACGCCGCCAGCAACAATCTCTACTTCGAGCCCACCAACAGCCATTAGCTCACCACTACTTTAGAATACCCACGCATCGGAACAATGTAGTGACTACCATCGGTGTTGCGCCCGACAGCAAGGTACGACTTCAGGTTCCGCTCTTTCTCTTGGAGTTGGCTAACCAGCATCGTGTTTGGTGCGCCATCCCGGATCATGTAATAGCGTGCGGCATACAGTGCGATCAACGGGTGGTGTGCACTAAGGTTATCGATAGGAGTCAGGTCGCCGGTGGCCCATGCTGTCTTAGCGATCCCGTTTTCAGGGATGTACTCGATACGCATGGTGGTGCTGTTCATTCGTGAGTTGAAGATCAGCTTTGTATTTTGCAGGCAGTAGTCACCCTCGAGGTTTTCGACCTGCACCGGAGTCTGCGTCGGCACTAAATAAAACGTAAGATTGTCGTTAGTTGAGCTATCAACTTGACCGACTCGCACGATCCGCTGTGCTGGGTTAGTAGCAACGCCAGCGCCACTAAGGAAAAGCGTTCCTGCCAGGTCAAACTCCGTATCGCTTGGCGTAATGAAAGAAGCGCTCAACGTAAACCTCTGGGTCAATATCTGTAACCGTCTGGCGAAACTCACGATAGCCAAGGTCGCACATTAGTTGGGCCTGGGCCTCCGTCAGGAAAGTCTCATCAGGCTCATCGATCAAAGACCGAAAGAGATCATAAACTTCCCCGGTGTTCATCCGCCACCTCCCATACCTGTGCGACGAAGACCTTGCTCAGGAACCTCGTCCATCATCTGTTGAGCCATCTTCAGGCTGGACATCCGATCAAACTCACCCTCTTGCTGCAACGCAGACACTGGTGACTGATAAGCCACTTCCATCTGCTCTTCTTTCTTCTCGCTTGGGACTGGTCGTGGGAACACAGTTCGCTTGAAGTGCGCCTCGGCCGCCTGCTGGTCAGGCGAGTTGAACGTGAGGATCGAGATGTAAACGTCACGAATGTAAGCTTGGTTCTCGTAGGGTAGCTCGTAGTAATCCGCTGACTTGATGTACTCACCAAAGACCTCCTTGAAGGCTTGGAGGTCATCAGTCGGAAACACCTCGACGGCTTGTCCATTGGCCGCTGCCATGAGGATGTCGTTAGCATGGGCCATTGCTTGAAGCTTGTCGGAGACAAACGTGTTGCCGGTGCCAAACTTAAGCTCACGCAACGCAACGTCTTTCTCGATCAGACCAAGCTGCAGCATATCGAGGATCTTTTGGTCTCGGTCTTGCTTCTCGTTTCGGAATAGCGAACCGGCCTCGATAAAGATCTCAGGGTCCTCAACGAAGTCAGTAGCCTTGAGGTAGTTGAAGACAACACGACCCATGGAGTCCATCATCCTCATCATTTTGCCCTCTGAGTAATACTTACGCATCAACGTGAGTACTACCTTGCCTAACTTCTCCGACGCTCGCTCTAGGTCATTCTGAGTCGTCTGAAGCTGGGTCATGTCCCTACCGGACAGAGCCTCGATAGCTTTACCAGAGGTGACCCCCACGGCTCTCTTGCCGAGCGAAGTAGCGTGCAAGCCACTCACGTCCATCATTTCCGATGCGAGTTGTGAGGCATTCTGCAAAACAAACCCTGGCAAGGAGGGCGGGGTCACTGCTGTAGGTGCTCCGCCTGCCGGGTTGTAATAGATCTTCTCGCCTTTGCGAGATGTAATGCTGTTCGGGCCTACGCCGGCCGTCTTCGGAATGAGCCACTTCGGGTTTCCAATGAGTTCGGCGTTCTCGATGATCTGCGAGCGCACCTTGTTGTAGCTTATTTGGATCTCAAGCAGGGGCTCGATTGCGCCCATACCCCACAGCCGGCCAGGGATCTTACAATACCTAACCACCTGCACAGGCATAGTAGGTCCTTCCCACTTGCCTTGGAACAAATAAGTATCATCAAGGAGAACTTTTCGCTCACCGTTCTTAAAGTAGACCTCGAATATCTCGAGCCGATCCTGCAGGTCTTGCGAGGGATACAACCCGTAAAAGGTTTTGCGCTGATCTTTCCCACGAGGAACTGACGCAGCCTTTTTGATGACCTCACGGAATGACGGATACGCCTCCTCGAGATCCTCCCGGTTTACAAGCTTAGACATCGCAATCCAGTTAGACTGCTGATCGCACGTAACACCGGGCTCAAAGTAAAGATTGTAAGGGGACACGACTTCGGTAATGACATCTTCGCCATTGTACCGAGTGTGAAACGCAGCATTGCCGCACGACAAGATCCAGCCGGTGAGCTTCGAGTAGTGCTCAGCCATCCGCTGATTCTGCCAGTAATACTGCAAGGCGGCCTCAGAGCTTTTGGCTTTGACCACATCCTCGGAGCTAGGGCTGGCAGGCAGCACTGTGGTGCCAGGGTAGGCCACCTCGAGACGGCTCTGCAGGTTCCGGTACATGTTGAGGATCAGGTTGATAGTAACCGATGACCCCTCAACACGGCTGCGCCGCAGGTCGCCCGTCGTACGATCGTAGACAATCTGCTGCCGGCCCTGCAGAAACAGCAGGCAAAGATCCCAGACACGAACGTAACTCAGCTTGTCTGAGTTAAACTCGTCGATATCCTTTTTTAGTTTTGGGGCCTTTGGACTTTTTGCCATTGGGTTTCCTTGCTTTGCTTAGCGCAATTGCGATCGCTTGGCGCTTCGGTTTGCCAGCAGCGATCTCCACACGAATGTTGTGGCTGATCGTCTTTTGGTCCGAACCGCTTTTCAGAGGCATTACTCTGCCGGCTCCGGCCCGGGCACAAGGTCACCACGCTGACGACAGATCATGCGCGCTTCCGTTGTTTCCTCACCGGTCATCGCCTCGCCTGCCAACTGCTTGGCATACAAGAACGAACGACGTTCCCATGCGACACGGGCAGGGCTTTTCTTCGCCGCTTTCGGGGCCTTAGCCTTCTTAGCTGCGGGCTTCGTTGCTTTCTTTTTTTCTGGCATTACCATCTCCATTTCATGCCTAGTGTACCTCGCCAATCGGTGGGATCACCCCAGTTGGCTCCTGCTGCCAATGATGCTGTGAGATCGAAGTCTTCTCCCAGCGTATGTCTAACAGCAGCACTAGCATCCCACCTGTTATGATTCCCACTAAGAGACAGGTCGAGGCCACCGCTATCAGTAGGGCGTAGTACAACAGGGGGTACTATTCTGAGGGCTTTTTTCCCTGGGACGCCGCCGCCTCCAGAGCCGCTCGTTTCTGCTTAGCTACATCTTCCATGCTAATCCCAAGCACGCCTGCAATGGCACCCACGACAGACGCCACAATAGCTTCTGTAGGAAGATTAGGAAAAAAGTGCTGAGCAAGAATAGGAAGAACTGCCGCAAGGACAGACAACCACAGTTTCCGACTTTTGATTTTATCAGACATTCAACTTCCAAACGAAGCGTAAAGCTTCTTCAGCGCATCCATTTTTTTCGGGTCATCAAGCTTAGACATTACGTCATCAGCCGCCGAGGCCACGGTAATAGCGTCTGACGCATCAGCGCTTTTGCCGCCAATAGCACCACCAATCTTCCCGCCTGCCGCCATAAGAGCCGGGGCAAACGGAGCAGTGGCCGGGTGCAAGAAAGCTAGCGCACCGAGGCCGGTACCAACTGTCTCACCAGCCGTCTTGCGGCTTTGAGCCTCTTCACGCTTGGCCATGGCTCTCGCTTCGGCAGCTTTGCGACGACGCTCATCTGCAAGCATACGATCGTTCGCTGCGAAGATAGCACCTAGCGAGTTAGACATGCGTGCCATTATTCATCCCAAACGTTAAAGGGTGTTGCTAGCTCTTCAGGCT